TGCTGGAGGAGCAGAACCAAATGTAATTGTTGCGCCTGACACTGTGTAGTTGGTGTCTGGTATTTGATACACACCACCAATAAAAACAATAATATCTTCTTCGTCAGCAACAGAGAAACTTAGGTTGGCCGCAGTGGATCCGTCAAGTGTGTTACCTGATCCGTTTCCAAATGTAACTGTGGTACCATCTCCTTGAAATTTATCAATAGTGATTGTGCCCAGGCCTGAATTACCCGTGGATACGTTTGCCCAACCACTGTCATAGGCCTGAAATGTGCCTGTGCTTGTGTTATAGATCAAATCCCCATTAATACCTGTTGGTCGTTGGTCTGTGGTTATTGTTGGGATTCTTACTGTTAGAGCTCCGCCGTTTATACGAGGATTTTTTACTAGCCTACCCATAGAATTATAATCCTATAGTTGAAATTGTTGCGTTGAATTGTGCCGCAGAATCCGGTGCTTCAATATAGATTTTGTCACCTGATTCGAGAATTAATTTTTCTGTGTCTAATATGTAAGTGTCTTGTGCTGGAATTAATAGATTGTTGTAAATTTTAAAATTCTCAGAAACAGAATCTGCTGAAGGTACAACATAAACATTCACGTTTCCATCTGAAGCAGATTTATTAGTGATATAAATCACTGTTACTGCTGTGTCTACTGAGGCCGTAAATGCGGCTGATGCTGTGTTTGCTGTAACTTGAAAATTTGTAATTGCCATATGTTATCCCAACGCAATCGCTAATGCGGTTGCTTTTGCTTTACTTATCAATTCTCCCTCTGTGCCCGAATTGATATTTGAGTTTTTAAAGTATAATCCTGTACCCCCACCGCCCGCTGTCTTGTTGTATACCTTGGTAGAAGTGGTTGCTGTTGGATTAGCAGTACCTAATGTAAATGTCAGTACAGGAGAGACAACGATCTCGCCCGTGCCGTTTGCTGTCAGTGTCAGGTCTTGATTGGATCTGTCTGTGGATATTGTGTCAATACCGTTTAAATCTCTGTCTAATGAAATAGTTACTGTATCTGGTTCAGCGACGATAGATGAGATGTTTGATCCCCCTGCAATTTTTAATGTTTCTCCTGTTGTTACATTTGTTCCTGTGGAGTCATCACCAACAAAATTAAAATTTGCTATTCCAATTGCTAAAATTTGAGTGTCTACGTAATTTTTTGTTGCGGCATCTGTGATGTCTGTTGGTTCTGCTACTCTAATGTTGACCAATGCTGAGTCTGTGATTGATGTGCCAGATCCATTTGAAACTGTGGTAACTGCTTTGAATACATCATCACCTTCATTCCAGTATAGAGCGGCGTTGTTGCCACTGCCAGCTCTGTTGATCATTATGCCAGAATCTACGTCTGTGCCTGAGTTATTTCTTGATAATAAAATAATTGGATCGTCAACTTGCAGTGTTGCTGAATCCACAATAGTTTGTGTACCATCAACTACTAAATTTCCTAGCACTCTTGTTATAGAAGAATCTAATCTTATTGTGTTAGAACCGCTGGAACCTGTGCCAGTTTTTATAGTATAATCACCTGATGTTCTGAGAGTCTTTGCCATTTGTGTTTATTTATGTGAAAATGGGGGAGCCGTGTAACTCCCCCATAAAGCACGTGTTCAAGGATATTAGTGAGTTCTAATATCGATGTTACCTTTACCAGAATCCTGACCTTCGTCAGCGCCTTCTGCTGTTTTTAATGTGTAAGGTATTGTACCTGTTGCATTTGCTGTTGTAACGTAGTGAATAGTGTTGTTGTAAAACTTTTCCACATAAGCCACAGTTGAGTCATCTAAGATAACTTTCACGTTGAAAGTACCGTTATCGGTCAATGTTTCTTTTGCTACAAGAGTGTATACAGCCTCAGAAGAGTCGTTCAAGTGAATTTTAAATTTCTTTGAACTTCTTTGAGACACAATGTACGAACCTGTTCCAGCAGTATTTGTGCCACCCACTCTGTAATTTGATACAGCTAAAGTTGCAGTTGCTGATGGATTAAAATCAGATAACATTCTTGATTTTTTTACGGGTCTTCCCATTTGTTTTCTCCTTTAGTTAGGAGTCCAATCCAAGTTCTACTTGGTACGAGGTGGTTATCCCCATAAGTCTTCACACCATTGTGAAGCACTGTTTGAACTGCTGTTATTTATCGTGGGTTGGTAAAAAATTTTATTGAGTTATAAAGGGCGATGCTGTACAGACACCGCCCCAGATGATTGAGTGATTACTTGTCTTTGTAGATAGAGTATAGGACATACATTGCTACAAGTCCTACCAATCCGTCTGCTGAGAAAGATTTCACAATCGCCGACACGTTACCGATCACGTTCATGTTTCCAAGAAAAGGTATTGCCTGTCCTTTGAATAGAACTTCCATAACGATCGCCAGGGCGATCAAGCCTACGCCAACTTCAGTCATTGTTTTGGCACCAGCCTTGATTTTATTTAAGATTTCCATATTTGGATTTCCTTTCATACCGACAACATCATTGTCATCGTAGAATTATTTAGAAGCAAGAAATAAGAATTAAAACTGCTTATTTGGTCTATGAATCGTACGATTATAAAAAAAATGCCATTAACTACAAACAGAATTCTTCGTAGAGCAGATAATCCCACTGATTGTAGGAAAGATGCCACTCGATAAACTCATCACTTAATTTTTTTTTAGTAATAATTTTTTTATAACTTTTTCCACCTTCGTTGGAATTTAATCGAGGATCAACATCAACTTTTAACATTGCTGAAAGATCAGTCCACGAGTCTTCAAACTGATCTGAATCATAAACTCTTTCAAATTTTGTTTTGAGGCACTGTCTTACTCCTTCGTACTGTTTTTCTATAGGAGTTAATGGATCGCAACTCATATAGTGTTTCCATAACCATAGTACCATAAAGTTTCCACGCATCTGAGAAAGATGTTCTGCGAAATCTTTAGACAATTCGTTATTGTAATTGCAATCAAAATTGAAATGAGAAATATCTCTAGCCAACGGTTCTCTCAACCAGGTAAAATGTCTTCCGGGCTGTGCTGATGTGGTATAATGTCCACACACTATAGAGGCATCTCCTTCAAATCTGGGTTGGTTATAAGTTCTGAGGAATGCTTCTTTGATAGGTTGTTTTTCATCAAACATAGGATCTTGGGACACTCTATAGAATCGCATATCTCCAAACAACGGGTATACAACCATAGTTGAACCTGTTGGCAATTGTCCTATATGTTCTCTGTGTGACAATCGTAATTGTAAAGAGGATCCGGCTGTTTTTGGTATGTGATGAAAACAATATTTCATTGTGTTATTTTATATGGTTCTGGAAAAGAAGTCAAAAAAAAAGGGCCACCGAAGTGACCCTTTTTCCAAATACAAATAATTGGCTTATTTGAATTTTAAGTTAGTTGAATTAACCGCTACTTTTCCAACGTAATCTGCCGCGTTACCAAGTGAAGACGCAGTGTTTGTTAACTCTACGTATCCGTATCTTGTTAAGAAGCCTACTACTGGTTCGAAAGTAGATGGATCTAATACAACGCCTGATGACATTAAAGGAATGTAAGGGCAGTAGAACGCCGGAGCGTCTGCTTCACTTGCACCTTTGTATCCTACTAATACGTCAGTGTTGTCAGAAGCGTATGCATCAACATATACTCTCATCGCACCATTTAAAGTACCAACGAATTTTGTGTTTGTTGGAGCTTCGAATGTACCTTCAGTTGATCTTGCGAACGCTGAAGTTGTTGCTGATTGAAGGATAGTTAAAGCAGTTGGAGATACTACAGCGTAGTTTCCAGCGCCTCTTCTTGTTCTTGTTGCGATTTGGTTAGCAACTCTGTTGATTAACACAGCCATAGCCGCGTGTTCATCACCAACGAATGTTGCAGTACCAGATACAGCTGATTGGTCAAAAGACTCAGAAGCAGAACCTGCTAATGTTCTTAAAGAACCAATGATCTCTTGGTCGATCTCAGCAGTAATCTCTTGAGCTAACGCCGCCATGATTTCTGCTTCAACATCGATACCTTGTTGAGCTTGTGCATCTTGAGCCGCTTCGAAAGTCCATCTAGCTGATAATTTTCTAGATTTCGCTTCAACCGGTTGTTTCAAGATTTGGATTGACAATCTCTTACCAGGAGTTCCTTCTAAAGATGCTGTAGAAGCCGCTTTAGGAGTTGTGTTGTTCTGGTTACCAGAGTATGCTTTCGCAATTTTGAATGGAGATAATGCTTCTTCACCAGCAGTTGTGTTTGCTGATACTGTGTCTGCATATCTTATTCTTAGTGTGTGGATCTGTCCAACAGGACCAGTCATCGGCTGTACACCAACGATTTCGTTAGCGATAACAGTCGGCATAACCCGTCTAATTACTGGAAGGATCACTCTGTTTAGCGTAGCAACGTTACCAGCTGATGTAGCACCAGCAGTAGCTTGTTCAGACAAATATCTTTTTGTGTTTTCTAACACAACGTCCATTGTCTTTTTCTTGTTACCTGCTAAACCTTCAGTTAGAGCGGCTTTAGTTTCGCTCCATTTTGATTCAAATATTTCTGACATTTGAAATTTTCCCTTTTAGTTTAGTTGTTAGTTTTGGCAAGACCCGCTAATACACGAATCGCACCTAAGTCAGCATCATCCCTAGTCTGTCTAGTGTCCGCTTTGTCTCCAGATGATTCAGAAATAATCTTCTTCATCTTAGATACAGGAGCGTCTTCCATAACAGCAGGTAGATACTTCTCATACGCAGATTTTAATTTATCAGTTTGAGTTGACTCAAGTAACTGACTCATAACTTCTGCTTTGTCTTTGCTCAAAGGTTTGAGCAACTCAGCCATCGTCGCCTTACGTTCCATCAAATCTTTTTGTTGAGAAATTTCTCTCTCTTTAGATTCAATCACCGCTTTTGCCTCTTCGATGGATTTCTCAGCATCTTTAAGTTTCAAAGTAGTTTCATCTACAACTTTTAACAGTCTTGATGTTTCTGACTTCTCATTTAAGTAAGAAGCCTGATACTCTGAAGCAAATGCTTCGAAAATTTGTTTACCAAAGTTAATCTCTCTCGCAGATGTGATGTCTTCTTTAAGTTGTGCGATTTCTTCGCCTAACTTTTTAGTTACAGCACTTTCTACGACCTTAGCAGATTTCTTAATGAAAGCTTCTTTCAGTTTTGCTAACTGAGCTTTTGCTTCTTTCACTAATTTAACTTTAGTTTCGATTACAGATTTTTTATCTTCTGAGAATTCTTTGATTTCCTTAGCAAGTGCGTTTACAACGAACTCCTCTAATTTTGCAAAGTTTTCACCAACAGATTTTCTGTCATCGTGTAGTTCTTTTACTTCATTAGTAAGTTTGCTTAATACAAACTCTTCTAATTTTGCTGAATGAGCGCCTACTGATTCTTTGTAAGCGATCTTTTCTTGTGCAAGTTGCTTTCTGTCTTCAACAAATTTGCTGATCTCTTCGCTCAACTTATCAGTCATCATCTTGTCAATTGCTTCGATCATGTTTGATTTGTCGTGCTCGTATCTTTTTGCAAATTCTTCTCTCAGTTCAGCAGTTACTTGCTCTCTGTTTTCCTTGATTTTTGAATCCCATGCTTCTTCGATAGATTTTTTTGTATCTTCTCCGATAACACCAGACTCAACAAGTTTTGATATTGCGTCGAACATTTTATTTCAACCCCTTGATTATGTTGGTTAGTGCCTCTTTGAGGGCTTTTTGTGCTCTTTTATCATTTGCAACTTCTGCCGCCAGACCCTTTGCCAATTGACCACCTTTTGTATTCATTAGGTGTTCATATATTGGAGTTGGGTAAGCACCCGGTGCCGAAGGTTGGGCCACAACATCAACAGTGATGATCTCAAAGTCTGAAACTTCGCCGCCAGAAAATTCAGAAACGTTTCCGCTTCCTCTTGAACTAACGCCTAATTTCACACCTGATTCCAACATTGTTTTGACAAGTTGACCCATTGGTGTTGGCAAAATTTTCATTTTGCCGTATCCATTTGGACCGTCCATCCACATTTCTGTGATCATGTGTGAGACACGGTCCAAATTAATTTTTAAATCGTCTGGATGATCTACTTCTCCTAGAACTGAATAACCAGAACTGATCTGATCATTGAGTGTTTTCACTGCTTTTTGAATTTCATTCACAGGATAAACTCTTTGATTGGCATTTTTAATGCCACCTTGAATACAGATCCCCTTCATGTACAAATCCTTGCCGTCTTTTCCTTCGTGCAATACCTGTACTCGAGCCTGATCAAAGGTTAAGTGTTCTCTAAGATAAAATGACATCCCCGACCTTTCTTGTTAAATCTTCAATTACTTAGAAGCAACTGGAGATTTTGCTGATTTGTCTGAACCGTCAGCAGTATTAGCTTTTACTGCTTTCATAGCAGGTGCTTTATCTTTGCCGCCTGTGTTCGCATACTCACCTGACATTTTTTGTGCAGTTGGAGCTGGTCTGCCTTTGTCTTCTGCAGATCCTTGAGCGATGTTTTTAGCATCTGCTTTTGGCTCTTTTCCACCTTTTGCCGCTACTGGTGATTTTTTGTTATCAGCTTTGTCGCCATTGTCAGCAGACTTTTGGATTTTGTATTCTTTTACAGTTTCCTTGGTCTCTTCTTTTGCTTCCATTGGCTGTAGTTCATCAGCGATTGGCTCTTCAACAGATGTTTCTAAAGACTCTTCTTCAGTCTCTTCATCACCTTTGTCGCCTGCCATCATTTTTTCGAATTCTGCTTTTAATTCATCTAAAGCATCTTCTAAATCAGCAACTCTTTCTTCTGTGTCGCCTTCGGCTTCACCTTCTTCGTCACCGTGTTCTTCATCGTTCATTTCGCCTTCTTCTTCAGCTGAAATGTCTTTGATTAACTCGTCAGTAGCATCGCCACCAACTTCTTCGATTGACTCTTCTTCGTTTGTTGCTTCTTCGTCTTTTGACGCTTCGTCGATTTCAACTTCTTCGCCTTCTTCAACGTTTTCGTCTTTAGTTTCTTCAACTTTTTCTTCAGATGTTTCTTCTTTTGCAGTTTCTTCTACTTTTTCTTCTTCTTTAGATTCAGTAGTTTCTTCTGCTGTTTCTGCTAATCCTTCGTAGATGTCTCTAGACTTCTCTACAACGATTTCATGAAATAACGCTTCCGCTTTATCATTTTCTTCGTTGATTAGCAATTCTAATAATTGTTCAAATTTATTTGACATTGCACGTGCTCCTTTTAGGTTTTGTACTTTAAAGTGTTTGTATTTAATGTATTATGGACAAAACGGTGGTGAAAAGCGGTTGAAAACACATTTTTTGGCTATATTTTGATCTGTAAATTATGTATCTTCAAAAACTCTTCAATATCTAGGTGTTTAAAGTTAGAATTAAACTCTAAATCATGTGGTCTAAACCATCCACGTGGAGTTACTCTATAGAATTGAATATTGGGGTAATCTTTTAGCACAGCTTTAGTTTGATTCATCCAGTTACCATAAAAAGTAGCAGTATCGTTGCTCTTTTTATAGTTACGAGTGTCTTTGAACATATTATTAAACAATCGAATTTTGTTTTTATCAGAGTCTAAACGTCCTTCGTAGTCAAACCCTATTATATAAATGTGTTCAAATCCCTGATCGGCCGCGTGTTTTAATGCTGTAGGGCCTGATGACCATCCTAGACTAGGAGTGAAAAACTGTATGTGATTGCGTATTTTGTCGCTTTTATCGTACTGATGATTGTAGTTTGACCATACTTCGTGTGTTAACACATAGTCTGTTTCCGCAATTTCAAAGATCATCTTAGGATCTACGGCAACTAGAACATCTGGTTCTTCGGTTCTAAACACCCCATTACAGGCCCAAACTTTACCGTATGACTTTAAATCAGCAATTTTTATGCCTCGGCGTGATTCACCATTACCTAATACAAATGCTGTCTTGGACATTATAACTCTAAGTTATCTGCGCCTTGGGGTTGTCCGTACATCTTTTGGACAAATACTGCTTCTTGTTTCTGTTCTTCGTCGTGCTGTTCAGAAGCCAGTCTCATTTTATTAATGTCTTTCAGTGTTAGTCGAGTTTTTCGAGTATCTCCGTCATCTAGAATAGAAATATCATCTTCAGCATTGTAGTTCTTCTGCTGTTCTAAACCTTGATCACCGTATTGAAAGAATTCGTTGAGCTTCATAATCGTATTTATTATAAAGTGCCGCCACCGCCTGGTGTAGTTCCTGGTGTGCCTGTATTGCCTGCAGGTCCTGTTGCTCCTGGTGCTGATCCTAATCCGCCTGGTTGTGGAGCACCTGTTTCTGCTTCTGGTTCAGCAAACTGATCAAGGTCTGCTGAAATATCCGCTTGTGATACTCCTGCTGTTCTCAATTGTGTTGCTTTGGTTTGTTTTTTCTGTGCCACATTGTTTTCTTCTGCCCACAATTGTGAGTTTCTTGCCATTTCTTCTTCGGATAATCCTAAGAATCTTGACAGAGCAAATCTTTTTGACATATATGGTAACTCTGCTATTTGAACATATGTGCCCACTCGAGCCTGATCCATCTCTGTTTGACGATATTGAGCAAAGTTTTGAGGTGGATTCAATTTGATTTCAAACATTGAGTTGTCCACAGTGTAGCCTTTGTTCTTAACCCACAGTTTAAACTCTTCATCAAAAATAGGAGCCACCATACTTTGTAGTCTTTGACAGTATTTGTTGAATCTTAACTCTTGAATAAATGCTGTGCCTACTCTGCCGTCATTGTACGATTGTTGTGAATCGTCTGGACCAGTTGGCAGATAGGATGACGGTATTCTCAATCCTCTGAATAATTTATTTGTAAAGTATCTTAGGTCATCAATCTCACCTAGGTTAGTACCACCCGGCAATGTGTCCACTTTAGAACCTCGACCCTCTGCTGTTTGAGGGAAGAAGTAGTCTTCATTGATAGACATTGGGTTATAAGTTGCGTCCACGTAGTTGACACCACCCGATGTTGAAGGAATTCTTCTTTGATTGATTTCGTTTTTAACTCGTTCAACGAACTGCATTGCCAAGTGTGTTGGCATATTACCCACATCAATGTAGAACACTCTTCTTTCTGGTGCTCTCTGTACACGATAGATAATAATTGCATCTTCCAATAACTCTTTCTGTTTGTAAACTTTGAAAATCTGTTCTAATATCGATTGTCCAAATGGGAATAGATTGTCTAAACCGTCTGACATACTCATATGAATCACGTGTTCAGCATTGATGGCATACTGATTCATTGTTCGATAGAAACGTCCGCCCTGTGCTCCACCACCACCCATTCCAGAGTTTATACCACTGCCGTATCCTGCTGTTGCATAGTTTCCGCTGTATGGTCCTGATGTGGTACCTGTACCACCGTATACTTGATTCGGTGTAACCTGTGTGGCAGATAATCTTTGAAGATTAGGATTGATATCTCTTATAATATATTGTTCTGGCGTCTTGCCTTCTGATTCGTTGACAATGATTCTATCCACTTTCGCGGCATCGATGTATAACCACTTGTTGGTTTCTGGATCTCTCACAAAGAAACAGTCTCCATACTTTAAAACGTTTCTGAAAATTCTAAATGCTCTTTTTTTAAATCGGTTTGCTCGTGTCCACTGTTGTAGAGCTTTCTTTAATAATTTAACTTCTGATTCTGTAACTTCATCTTTGAATACAAGATCGAATGGAGTCTCGTTCTCTTTATTATCTTGTGTGCAAAATTCTGCTAGGATGTCCAGGGCCGCATTCACTTCAGAATCTGAATCCATTTGATCATACTGAAAATATCTCTGAATTCTGTTTGGATGTCCTGTGTAAACATCTGGCAGATACGATGAGTAATTTCGTTTTGCGAATTGAGGATTTCTATCTCCTGCTATGGGAGATAAGTTTGCGTCTTTAAAGTATTTTTTCCAAGCCATAATTTATATTATACAATAGAATACGGATTCCTTGCAAGTGTTTTTATCTGTTTTCCAGTGTTATCTGCTGTTTTAGCAGATGCACCAGCAATCATATTTAACCTATTAATGGTCTCATCGGCTTTAGTGCCCAGACTGTTGGCCATACTGTTGATTGCCGCAACTACCTGTGAAAAATCGCCAGTGCCTTGAGCAATATTACTCACAGCATTGGTTATATTTTGAACTTTTTGTGGGCTTTGTTCCAGTTTGGCACCTTCTAATGAGGCAATAACCTTGCCCATGGGAGAGTTAAGTGGTTGTACAATTTCTTTACCGTGTAGCATTGCTGGTGTACCCGTTCCAAAATCTCTGAATCCTCTAGATCCTGCACGAAATTCTGGTATGCCGGTGTCATCTGGAATGTTCATAGACCTAGTGCCTGCTCCGGAAGAATCTGGCACTGTGTTTCCACTAAAATATTCTTTTGTTCCACGATACATCTGCTTTATGGAGTCAAACGCATTCGCTGTGAATACTTTCATTCCTCGCTTGGCATCAATTACTGATGACAGCAGATTAAAGTTCATTAGTGCTACAGCAGTCTTGTCTAATTTTCCTATGATATTTTTGTATATTCCGTTGGCCTTGTCACCAAACATAGGACCTATTAAATTATCCACGGTCTGTTTTTGGAATGCCGCTGTGGTTTTTTCAAACGCATCATAGGCGCTGACTAGAGTGCCTGTTGCTGTGTCTCTGGCTTGCATTTCTTTTAATAGGTTGTCAGGGTCTATTGCTTTTCTCACACCGGCCGCTCCAGCATTTAATATTTCGCTGAATTCACCAGTGACCAAAGATGCTCTTGCAATAGCACTGCTATTTTGAGTGATGAATTTAGAACCTTCTCCCACTCGATTGAACAATTCTGTAAAATTAATTTCCCCATTGTTGAATGCTCTAAATGCTGGTATCAGTGCTCTTCCAGAAAACAGATTGAACATCGCAGTGTTGTGATCAGTGGCCACACCAAACGCGGTGACTTGTTCAAACAATTGGCTAAACAATGGATTCATTTTTCCTAGTTCGCTGTTAGCCATTCTTAAACGAGAAGCCTGCTCTTCAGACATACCTGCAAGAATTGCCTGAAATCTTCCGTTGGTGGCTTGCTGTCGATTTCTAGCATCAATCTGTTTTACATCATCACCGGTAAGTTTTGCCAACAATACCAATTGTTTGCTGTATGCGGCAGTTCTAGCGATTAGATCTCCTCGAGACATTGCTTCAACATTGCCTCTTGCTCGTTCAAGTTCTAGATATGAAGACAAAAATTCATTAGTATCTTCTAAATTTAGACCAAACTGTGACAGTTGTGATCGAGTAATATTTCTCAGTGCTGGAGCCAGTATCTCAAAATTTTTAACCCCACGTTGTACACTGCCTCCCAGTTGAGCAAACAGTTCAGAATTTTTTGCAACAACATCAACAAATTGTAACAGAGGCATTTCAGCTCGAGCGGCCGCGTATCTCATACCAGTAACACTGCTTTCAAAATCTGCTCCTCGTAGAGCCAATGTTTTAAAATTAGAAATGTTAAAATCTATTGTCTCTCCTAAATCAGCAAATGTATCAGTAAAAAGACTTCCTCTGAAGTGTTTGGTTGCATCAGTAAAATTTTTCACACCTTGCTCAGCATCCAACATACTTAGAGCAGTTTTTCCAAAACCAGCTACTGTTGCGGAAACAGTGTTTATGATTCCTTTAATAGCAGATAGAGCCACCGTCGCCGCCATCGCCTGCAGGCTCATATTTTTGAATCCTATAGCAGATTCCGCAATAGGTATTTTTTTCAAACCGGAAGTTAACGCACCTACAAAAGTTTTACTTTTTTGAAGTTCACTGTGATGATCTTTGAGCGATTTTAGTTCTTGAGCTAACTGTAGTTTTTTAAGTCTGCCCGCGTTTGTATTTGCTCTTTTGTCAGTTGTGTAAAGTTTTAATTCTTCTTGTTTGGCTTTGATTAAAAGTTTGGAAATTTTGTCTTGCTCTTTGTCAGTTTTAGCATTGTCCAGCAGGGTTCTGCCCACAGCACTTAGGTTTTTTCTCATCAATTCCAGCTCTTTATTGACTTCTTTTGCCTTTTTTGAACTAATACCTTCTTCGTCAGCCATATTGTTTTAAAACCCTATTTTCTACGCATATAAATATAGACATATACACGTTTTTGTAGTATATTTATAGATAAAAAAATATGGCAGAGACAGCAAACCCATTATCGAAATATTATAGACAACCGTCCATCTATATCAAATTGCCCACAGGCGGCAAGTATTATGGTGCAGATGCATTTACACCCACCGAAACAGGTGAAGTACCTATCCTACCAATGACTGCTCGAGACGAGCTGTTATTTAAAACACCAGATGCAATGATGAACGGTCAAGCCACTGTGGATGTAATCAAAAGTTGTGTACCAAATTTTAAAGATCCATGGCAAATGACCAACTACGATACAGATGCTGTGTTGATCGGAATAAGAATTGCTACCTACGGTGAGATCATGGATATCACATATCGAACTCCGGTAACCAATAATGAAGTTACTCAGTCAGTGAATCTACCAGCACTGTTAGAAAGATTAGCTAAAAAAGAAATTGTAGATAGTTTTAAAACCAACGCTGGATTCACAGTTTCTGTGAAACCATTGACCTATAAAAAATTAACTGCAATACAACAGGCACAATTTGAACAGGAAAAAATTTATTCCGCAGTATCAAACAGCAGTATGACAGAAGTACAAAAATCTGAACAGTTTGTAAAAAGTTATTACACACTCAACACAATTAATTTCGATATGTTGGTAGAATCTATTGGAAAAATTATTACACCAGACGGTATTGAAGTTACCAACGAAAAACAAATTCGAGAATTTATAGACAATGCTGATAGTAAAATAGTCAACGACTTCCAGAATGAATTAGGTAAAATTAGAACACAGTTTCAAATTCCACCATTGGAAGTAAAAGCCACAGAAGATGAAATCAAAGATGGTGTACCGGCTAGGTACCAAATTCCAATCACATTCGATAACTCAAATTTTTTCGTATAACACTACTGTCGAAGGAGGAGTCTGACATTATAAAATATCTAAAAGATTTAGAAGGTGAGAGTAAAAATTTAAAAATGGATCTATTTAAAATATGTTGGTTTATGCGAGGTGGTATTAGTTACCAAGAATCGTTAAATTTAAGCCCAGACGAAAGAAAAATAATATCTGATCTAGTCAGAGAGAACCTAGAAACCACCAAAAAAACAGGCAGAGACTTCTTTTAATACCATGTGGAATATAGTATAATATAATGATGCAAAACAAGGCGTATAATTAAATCTGTATGAGCACTAAGGAAATACTGATAGAGCTTAAAGCACATATCAAGGAACTGACCACAGAGAAGGATCGACTGCACGAAGATCTCAAGAACAAAGACAGCCGTATCAAACTGCTACTCCAGAAGATAGAACAAGCCGATGACGACGTCAAGGCCATGGGCAAGAAACTGTCCGAAAACAATCGAAAGATGATGGACATGGAGATTGAGCTGAGAGAACTTAAAGAAGCTTTAGAATCATCACAAACGAAGAAACCGGATGAAGAATCCACAGAAGAAAAAACAGAAGAGTAGCCCACAGGATTATATTACCAATTGGATGATCGAACGAGTAGAAAAGATCTATCCAGAGTTTGGCGATATGCCCATGTGCCCGTATGCTCGAAAAGCCAGACTCGATGGCAAAGTAAAACTGTTGTGGATAAGCGCCAATGAAGATGATGGCAACTGCTGGACACATATTATTAACTGTGATTTTAAAAAAACAGATGTGCTGATACTGATAGCAGATCGAAAACGCTGGACCTGGCGACAACTCTACAAGATACGACTAGAAATGAACAAGGTTTTAAATCCTAAAAATATTACAGTGCTGGAGGATCATCCTGACTATCGCGAAACTGTGGTAGGAGTCACGGTAACCAACGGTCGCTATGCTCTGCTGTTTGCTCAAAGGAGAGACAAACTCAATCGTTTCGCACAGATACTCAAGAAAACCTCAGACTATTATAAAAACTGGTCTACCAAGAGCTACGATGATGTGGTTACTTGGAGGGAAGATCATCAATGAGTTTCGTTTCGGAATCTCTCTTGCACAATCTTTTGTAGGCTTTTTTTATACGACTCCACTCAGATCCGGTCCACCATTCAAACCCTCGAAAGGATGACTTGTATTCTGATCCCTGCTCGTAGCCCGCACCCAGATACACATACGATGCTCCTTGATTTATGGCCCATTGAATCTCAAGATCTGCACTGATAGCAGATATTGGCACGATGCTGGCGTGCAACACTGTCTCTATGCCAGCCACTCCGTGAGTGTCCCAGTCCTCGCCTGGAAACATATATTGATTATCGTAGGGACTCTCCCAGTAGTATCTTCTAATTTTAGTGAATCCCACAATTTCTTTCTGACATTCAAACAGCAGGAAACTGGTTCTGTTGCTCAACCAGAGAAACGGATCATAGAGATCAACAAATCCTTTGCGAGCGATGTATTGATCGTAGATGCTCTTCAGCGGTAACAGAGCAAGATCTTCGGTGCGTTGCGGAAATATTTCTTTTATGGTAATATTGTTGCCGTCGTACTGATGTTTGGGAAATCTAGGAGTGTACCTGTCCGAATCAATCCTCACCGAACGTGATTGGTACCAGCATTCACGACCCTTGTGTGGACGATCCAACAACAGCCATCCGCCATCCAGCATATCTCCATCTTCATACTCGTCTGCATATGCCCACACTGGTGTGTACACTATGTCTTGCTGTTCTTGTCGCCCGAATGTGTGATTGAATAACAGTTCCACTGTGTTATTTAAGGAGATGTGTTGCACACATCTAAAACTCGCTCTCGCTCGTTTTGTTTTACATCTAATCGTTTGCGTACACTGTGGTAGATGAGCAGTCATAATTCGGCTGTTGCCAGCCGAACCAAACTGAAACTCTGTGGTGAGTTCGCAGTCACCGTATATCGCTACTTTCGTCGGGCGGTTGTGCTGTACCCGTTCGCTCATTCATTACAACGCGAGCTCTATGGATCCTTATACGATAGTCTCAATAGAACCTGGGGGTGCTGTTTCTCAGAGCCCCATCATTTTTGCCTCTTGCATCTTCAGATTCACCTTCCCTTGCGGGTGCATTTCTGAGCTCACTGCGTGGACGCTATGTATTTGCCTATGAAAAATTGCTGTGTTTGCCTGGTGGATGGATACGGTTGCCCATCACACATATATAACATCGTAGAATTTGTCCGCCAAGATTCTTGAGTTTAAATACCAACACAATGTGGATCTACAAAAATAAACCCGTTACAGAATTACCAGAGGACTGTGTGGGCTTCGTGTACCTCATTACCAACACAGACACAGGTAGAATGTATGTGGGCAAGAAACTGGCCAAATTCAAAACTACGCGATATAAAATGCACACGCAGAAAAACGGAAAAAAAGTGCGTAAACGCATCCGCGGCGCTGTTGCTTCTGACTGGCGCGACTACTATGGTAGCAGTGACGCACTGAATGAAGACATATTAGTGATAGGTAAAGACAAATTTAAACGAGAAATTTTATATTACTGTCAAAGTAAAGCAGAATGCAATTATATAGAAGCTCGCGAACAATTTGATAGACGAGTTTTAGAAAAAAGCATATACTACAATGGACATATTAGAGTAAGAGTGCATGGTAAAACTTTGGTCAAAGAATAAACAATTAGCAAAAAGACTGTTGGCAAAAATTCCAATATTCAATCGATTAGACACGTTTGAATTACAAGTACGCTGTGAAAGCTGGTTAAAAGATTTCCCACATATTAAAGAGATATACGATGCTAATGGATTGATTATTTCTTTTACAGATGACGATCTTGTTCTTGAAGCTCGTATGTCAGACAGACAATACACTATGTGGTGTTTAAAATATCCTGATTGATCAGCAATAAAAAAGCCCGTGTATTTCTACACAGGCTTTTTCATTTTGAATTCAAAATTTAAGAAATATTAAGCGGCCTTCTCGGCGTTTTTCGATTCTTGAATTTCTTTTCTTCTTGCTTTGATTAATTTTGCCAATTCTGCTAGGGCTTTTCTTGCTCTTGTCGCAGAAGCCTTCACACCTTTGTCAGTGAACTTTGCGTTCTCTTCTGAGTAGGTTTGAATAGTTGACATAATTGAGTCGTGTGTTTGTGACATTTTGTGTCTCCTTTGTTATCGTACGATAATTAATTAACGTATGTTCAATGATAGCATTAGATTTGTGGCACAGTCAATAGAAAAATCACCATTAATTAAAAAAAATAAAATATTTTACCAAAAATTTACAGAGATGTTTGATGATAATTTGGTAAATCGTATCAACAATGCTGTTGATTCTCTCAAAACAGAACAATTACAGAATCAACACACCGTGCCTAGGAAAAAATCAATCGATTTAGAGAAACTTGTAAAAGAGCTAAAAATTATTTTCAGTCACAGTTCTATTAGAGCAGTTCTAGAGGAAAAGTATAATCAAAATTTCAAATTGAACTCTTGCGATTTTTGGTATGATACTAAAGGATATTTTTTACCACCGCATATAGATAACGACTCCATTAAGTTATCATTACAAATATATTTAGGTAAGGATATACAACCAGGTACAGTATTGTTTGATGATTTAAATTCTGAAAATTATTTTGATATTTTTCCATTTAGATTTAACAGTGGTTACTCTATGTTACACGATAGTAATAGTTTCCATGGATTAGAGTATCCTGTGAAAGAAGGTGTTAGAAAAAGTTTATATGTACGGTTCGGTTAAATGACAATTTCCACGTCATTGGCATAATTGGTAAAACCATTTTCTTTTACCACTTTCAGCACAGAATTAACTCTGCTGACCAACTCGTCCTTGTGAGAAATAAGGAATATATTCTTTTGTTGTGTTCTTGACATTTCTTTTAATACTGCCATAGATGATTCCACACCAGATGCGTCCATACCAGCATCTATCAGCTCATCAATGAACAGTAGATTGATCTGTTGGTACAAGCCTTCCCATACATCTCGGAATGCCCAGCTCAAACTCAATATCAAACGATTTCTTTCACCTCGACTTAGATTGTCAAAATCTAATTCTCTGCCCAGCTCTTCAATCTGCACAGTGAGGTCTGGTTGGAACACCACTGTATGTGGCAGTTTCACCTGATTCAAATACCAAGCCAGTCTTTGATTCAAATATGTCAAGTTCTGTTCTATGATACGAGTTCGTATAAACGAATCTTTGGCTGTTAACAGTTTGTATAGAAACTCTTGATGCCTGTGTAGATCTTCCAACTCATTAAGTTTAGTATAATCTACTTTTTGCAGTGCTGATTTTGTAAGTTCTTCAATCTGTTCTTGATATGGGTTCTCTTTCTTTTCTGTTTGTTCTTGTTGTCGTTTTAGATCCTTCAGAGAACCTTTGTGATTGTACGCTTCGTCTATGGTGTCATAGAATGTGTCAGGTAGTTGTCCAATGTCTCCAATTTTCTCAATGTTTTCGTTTATTATTTTTAACTCAGTGTTGAGTTTTGATTCATCTTCGTTTAATTCTTTTAGGTCTTGG